CCTGCATGCACAATAAATCCAAATTATAGAAATGGGGTAGGGGTATGAATGTTGCTCGGCCACGTTATGGTGATATCTTTGAAGATGAAGAAAAGACGGAGTTAGCCTGTATATTTTGGGCTTCCGTTGTCGATCACTTAAAGGAAAATGAGCTACTATCTTGCGTGCGGCTTAAGTTGGCTGACAGGTATGTGCGAGCGCTAGTTCAGTACGACTTTCTTTCGCCTACAGCCCTTTCTGAGGGACCAGTGAAGCGCGGTCCAAACGGCGGAGACGTTTTTAACTTCAACTGGTCGGCTGTTGAAAAACTAGACGACAGGCTCGCTAAATTCGAGGCGGCTTTGCTGATTGACCCGAAGTCGATGGGCTTGAGGTTGGTCGAGAAAAAGCCAGAAGAAAAACGGACTGCGGCTGATGAGTTCCTTGACGGTTGACCGCACCACGCAATACGCGAAGGAAGTTGTATCTGGTGAAATCGTAGCGGGGAAATTTGTTAGACTGGCCTGCCAGCGACATTTAGATGATCTTGATTGGGGCTATGAGCGGGGTCTGAGTTGGGACGTAGAGGCTGCCGACCGCGCGATGCGGTTCTTCCCCGCCATGCTGACCATCACTGGCGGAGAGAAGCAGGGGGAGCCATTCGAGCTGTTGCCTTGGCATGTCTTCGTTGTCGGTTCGGTTTTTGGCTGGAAGGATGAAAACGGCCTGCGCCGCTTCCGGTTCTGCTGGGTGGAAACGGGGAAGGGGCAAGCGAAAAGCCCGCTCTTTGGTGCTATTGCTATTTATCTTGCTGGCTACTGCGGTATCCATCGGGCAGAAGTTTATTGCATCGGTGAAGACAAGAACACGGCGAAGGTTATGTTCCGTGATGTTGTTTCAATGCTCAGGGCACCCATTCCCGGCAAGGGCGGCATGGTCCTTGCTGATGAGAAAGACAGGTTCAGGACTTGGGGCAAGGGTCAAGGCACTTACATGGCTGAGCATGTGTCAAGTGAATCCAAGATTGAGCCGCTAGCAAATAATGAAGGTGCATCTGGACCAAAGCCCGCAGCGGTTTTTGGTGACGAGATTCACGAAATGAAGAAAAATAACTCAATCACGATTTGGAAGGCCGCGATTGATAAGATGTCCGGCGACCCTTTGATGATGTTGGGGACTAACACCCCCGCGATGGACCAGCCGGTTGGCACAGAATACAGCGAATTTTTCCAGAACATTTTAGAGGGCCGCGAGACTAACGACGCTGCTTTTGCGTACATCGCTAGAATCGACGAAGACGACAAGCCGTTTGAAGATGAGAGCTGCTGGATAAAGTCCTTACCGGCTTTGGATATCACGTACCCGATTAAAAACATTCGGAGTAAGATTAGGGACGCAGAAGGTCTTCCGAGCGAATTTTTGTCTATCCAAAGATTGTTCTTTGGGATTCCGGTGGGGTCCGCTGGGTTCTGGATGTCAGAAGCACCTTGGAAAGAGTGTATCCATGTCGTTGATGAGGAAGAGAACCTAAACCGTCCGGTGCATCTTTCTTTGGACTTGGCTGAGAAGAACGACCTGACAGCGCTTTCTGCGTGTTGGGAGGGCGATGTTTTAGATGTGAAGACGTGGTACTGGACACGTCGATACGAGCTGAAAAAACGCAGCTCCTCTGAGAAAATCCAATACGCCGAGCTTGAGCAAGAGGGTTGCATAGAAATCACCGAAGGCAGGCGCATTGACTATGCTTTTGTGGCTCAGAAAATATCGGATATGTGTCAAAAGTTTGATGTTGTTCAAATGGCGGTGGATTCAGCTCATTTAGAGAAGCTGTTAGAGAAAATGGAAGAAATTAACTTCCCGTACTGGACCTACAAAGGGGAAGATGAACCCGAAGGTGTTGGTTTGAAAATCATCAGTCACATGCAGGGCAAGAATATTTCCTTCGACGGGAAAAGACTTTGCATGCCTAGGTCAATTGTCCAGCTAGAAGATCACGTTCTGGGCGGAACGATCCGAATAGATAAGAACCGGTTGACGGACATCTGCGCGTCAAACGCGGTGACTGATTCCGACCCAATGGGGAACAAGATGTTTGATAAAGACAAATCACGCTCAAAGATCGATGGTATGGTTACGATCGCAATGGCTGTTGGGTCTGCGACATCTGCGATGGACGCCAAGGACACATCATCTTACCTTGATGATGGCGAAATGGTGTTCCTCTAATGAGCGTTTTTGGTCGCATTTTAGCGCCTTTTCAGCGCAAAAACAGCTTATCGCAGTACGGCACGCTTCAAGAGTCACAATTCTGGACGCAACTGAGCAAAAACTACGTTTGGCCTGAAAGCGGCGACCATCTGTCTGTTATGGCTGCGCTGCGCGCCGGGATGGTGATTGCACAGGGCATTGGCCAGATGCCTTTGCATGTTAAGCGCCAAGATGTTCGCGATGGCAAGCTTTACCGCCAGAACGCGACTGACAATCGCGCTTACAGGCTGTTGAATAAGCGACCTAACGACTGGATGACATCTGTTGAACTGCGCGAGGCTTTGACCTTGCACGCAGTATTCACTGGCGCTGGACGTGCCTTTGTTCGTCGTGGTGTTGACGGGCGACCTTTGGAGATTTTGCCGCTGCACCCGCGTTGGGTGAACGCATATCACGATGAGGTCACGAAAGAATACGTCTACGAGATTGGCGTTGCTGAATATGGAGTCTATGGGCGGTTTAGCCGTGACGACATTATTGAGATCACTAACCCGCGCTGGGACTTCATTAGTGGTTTGGACATTACGCGCAAGGCTGCGGGGGCCTTGGGCTTATCGCAGAACTTGGAGACACGCCAAGCCAAGTTGACCGAGCGCAACGCGCCTTATGGGATTATCACATCGGATAGCCCGCAATCAGCCCCGTCAATCGCTAAGATTCGAGATGCTTGGAAAACTCAGTTTGGCGAGGGCAACGGGATCGGCTTTATCGATTTCGCGGCTAAATTCCAGCAAATGATGGGAACGCCTGCGGATCAACAGTCTATCGAAAACCGAAAATTTCAAATTGAAGAAGTTGCCCGCGCGTTTGGGGTTTTCCCGGCGCTTTTGATGCACTCTGATAAGACATCGACTTTCGCAAGTGCGGAATCGTTTTTCCAAGCCCATCTTGTGCACACCTTGGGGCCTTGGGTGGCTCGCTGGGAGCAAGCTTTAGACCGCACGTTGTTTGATGGATCGTCTAAGCTTTACGCAGATTTTGACGAGCGCTCTTTGGCCCGTATGACGCCATCGGATCAGATGGAGTGGGTCGCGCGTGCGTTGGGTTCTGGCGGCAACAAGCCTGTCTTAACGCAAAATGAGGCCCGCGAGTTCTTGGGCTACGACCCACACCCAGACGGCGACGACTTGGACCTATTGCAAGCCCCACAGGAGGCCACAACCGATGAAACTTGAAACCAAACTTTTAGCGGCCACCGAAGCTGATTTCGATGTTGACGAAAAGACAGGCGCGATTGCGGGGTATGGCTCAATCTTCGGAAACGTGGATCAAGGCGGCGATATTGTCGTCAAGGGTGCTTTCGGAAAGAGCCTAATGGAGCGTCCTAACGTGAAGATGCTTTGGGGCCACGATGCGTTTTCGCCACCGATTGGTGTTTGGGAGGACGTATCTGAGGACAACACGGGCCTTAAAATGTCGGGCCGTTTGTTTATGGAGACTGAGCGTGGTCGTGAGGCGCACACTGCGCTTAAAGCTGGCGCAATTGATGGGTTATCTATCGGTTATCAGACAGTATCCGCGAAAGACACTAAGGCGGGCCGAGAGTTGCGCGAATTGAAGCTCTTTGAGGTTTCGGTAGTCAACTTTCCTATGAATGAGGCGGCGGCGGTTGAAACTGTCAAATCCTTTGCGAACCCCGCAGAGCAAAAACGTATTCTGGAAGCCACCCTGCGCGATGCAGGATTTTCCAAAAGCGAGGCCAAGCACGGCGCTTCCCTGCTGGTCTCAGAGGTATTGGGTCGCGATGACGCCAGCACCGCCGCCGCGATGGCGTCAGACTTGAAGCAATTCATGCGCGATTTGCGCGACTAAATCACGACTTGCCCCGCTGTGAAGCGACGGCTTTTCCCTTAGAAGGACCATAAAAATGGCACTAGACGACTTTAAGGCGTTTGCCGACGACCTGAAAACCGAAATCGGCGATCTTTACAAAAAATCAGACAAGAAAAATGAAGAACTGTCTGAGCAAATCACTGCCCTTAAGGGTAAGATGGTGTCCGGCGATGACCTAACGGACATCAAAACAACCATTGACGAGCAAAAAGACGACCTTGCGAAACTCTATGACACCTTGGACAAGGTTGAGAAAAAGTCACAGGTCGCGGGCACGGTTCCGTCGCGTTCCATTGGCGAAATGATGATGAAGTCTGGCGCGTTTGACGGCCTGACAGGTGACTCCAAGGGTACTTGGGACCACGTTATCGAGGCCAAAGAAATCAGCAATCTTGGTAATGTGATCGCATCGCCAGCGCGCAACGTGCTTGTTGCCGAGCAAAACGCGGGCTTCCTGAACCCGATTGACCAGCCCTTGATGGTTCGCTCTTTGATCCCATCCGGCCAGACCTCATCCAACACTATTCAGCGCACAGAAGAAGACGTCTTCACTAACAACGCTGACATGGTCGCGGAAGGCGCTACAAAGCCTGAGTCTGACATCACGTTCAAGCGTGGTCAGGTTGCCGTTGAAAAGATTGCGCACTGGCTGCGCGCATCGTCTGAGGTTCTTTCGGATGCGCCTATGCTGCGGTCTTACATCGACAACCGCCTGACATATGGCGTCAACTTCAAGGAAGAAGACGCGCTGTTGAACGGCAATGGCACATCGCCACAGCTTGACGGCCTTTTGAACGCGGGCAACTTCGTTGCTTATGACAACACCACAGTGACAGGCGTTGTTCCTGTTGATGCGGTGGACGACATCCGCATTGCGAAAGAGCAGGTCAACAGTTCATTCCTGACGGCAACCGGCGTCGTTATGAACTACGTTGATTGGGCCAAGATCGAAATGCTCAAAGACGGCGACGGCAACTACCTGCATTCCTCTATCACATCCGGCCTTTCGCCGCGCTTGTGGGGTATGCGTGTTGCGCCTTCGCACTCTATCACAGCGGGCAACTTCCATGTTGGTTCGTTTGCGATGGGCGCGATGATCTGGGACCGCTGGGCGCTGCGCGTCATGGCATCCACAGAGGACCGTGACAACTTTGTGAACAACAAGGTCACAATCCTGGCTGAGAAGCGCTTGGCGCTTGAGGTGTTCCGCCCTGACGCATTCGTGTTTGGCGCATTTACCTAAGTTTTGAACGGGGCGGCTTCGGTCGCCCCAATCAACCATCAAATGAGGTTTTCCGCATGACTAAGCAAATCAAACTGACCCGCTATAGAAACATCCGTCTACGCCGCTATGAGGCTAACGCTGTTTTGACAATTGGCGATGAAGTTTCGCTTGGTCAGGCGCAAACCCTTGTGCGGATTGGCGGGGCTGAGTGGGCGACGCCTGCGAAGAAAAACAAAGCCGCGAAGCCAGTTAAAGAGACTAAGTAAATGTCGGGCAATGTTCTTCAGATTGTGCGCGGGTCCGAGTTCGGCACCACTTTTGTTTGGCGCGATGCTGAAGGTGCCGCTCAGGACGCAACGGGCGCGACCGTATCTGCTGCAACGCGGCACCCTTGGAGCAAAGTTGTCTCTGGTATTTCTGTCGTGGCTGGATGGACTGACGAGGCTGCTGGCCTTGGCGTTATTAGCATGGATGAGACGCAAACAGCCTTGCTGGATTGCGGCGCGCTCACAGAGCTGGTGATCACTGTTGTGAAGCCGGGTGTTGTCACTGACATTTTCGTGGGCGCTACAATTGAGGGGCTTTGATGTCAGGTTCAATCACCCTAGGGGCCAATAATGGCGGGATCGAAATATCAGGCGGCAATGCCAGTAGTATAGACGTTACTGGCAATGGCGGCGGCATCGTTCTCGACGACATCACAAACGATGTCAGCGGCGCGTCCCTATCCAGTTACCAGCGCGCTGTTGCCGAGGGATATGTCGGCGCTGAAGCCGATTTCTACGCAAGCCTCTCTTTGATTGTGACGGCGGGAGTTGTTCCTTCCGCCTCGGATGACCCGGAGAACGACATCGAAGCGGGATCGGATGGCGGCGCGTTTTATGACGACCCCAACGACAGCTTCCAAGACCTTCCACCATTGCCATAAGGATTTAGCGAAATGGCCCTACAAAATGCAGACCTTTTCGTTGTAGAGCGGTCAGGCACACAATTTAAGATGACCGCAGATGAAATCGCAGATTTCGTCGGGGCGGTTAGAGATTTTACCGCCGCTGACATAACTGCGCGAGATGCCTTGACCAACCTCGCGGTTGGCGACCGAGTTTTCGTCACTGACGCTTCGTCTGAAGCAGATGTTGACAGCGGCTGGGCTATCTATCGGCTTGCTTCGACTGGGCCGGATGTTTTTGAGAAAATCCAAGAACAGGAAAGCATGGATGTCACTGTGGTGGCCAATGTGGACCTCGCTTATACGCCCGCGCCGGGACAAGGCACGGTCACTAATAGCGCTGGCACGAATGCTGTAATCCCTTCGGTAGACGGCACAAATGCTGGCCTTGCCACCCCATCCATGTTCACAAACAACCACGCCGCAGCGAGCGCAGCGTTGACGGCAGGCACAAACCCCGTGACGGTTGACGGTTCGCAGCAGGTGGGCTTCGACATCGCGCAATTGGATGCGCTGCCCTAATGCCCGCCCAATCCGGTGATCTAATCACCGCACAGCGCGGACCTATTGTCGGCAGCATTACGGCGCAAGAAATTGCCGATTTGGCTGACGCTGGTTCCGTCGCGGCGGGTTCAACGCTTGGCTTGGA